CTGGGTTTGCCTTAATTCCCGCAGGAACTACCGCAGAACGCCCCGTAAGCCCCGCAAATGGTCAGATTCGTTATAACACCACAACTGCTCAGTTTGAAGGCTATCAAGGCGGTGCATGGGGTCAATTAGGTGGTGGTGCTACGGGTGCAGGTGGGGATGAGGTATTCGTGGAAAACTCAAGAGTCGTAACTACAAACTATACAATTCCTGTAGGCAAATCAGCCGAAAGTGTTGGGCCTATCACGATAAATTCGGGAATTTCGGTGACTGTAAGTTCAGGTGAACGCTGGGTAATTCTTTAATGTTCTACACATACGCCCATTACACGCCAAACGGCAAAGTTTTCTATATCGGCAAAGGTGTAGATGATAGAGCATACTCTTTTTCAGACCGCAGTCACGCTTGGAAACGAGCCGTAAAAATAAATAAAGGTGTAAACATAGAAATATTGGCACATTGGGATACTGAACAAGAAGCCTTTGAACACGAAAAAGTGTTAATTAGCTGTTTTACGGATATGAAGCACCCATTGGTAAACAAAACCAAAGGTGGCAAAGGTGCTTATGGCGTTGTTTTTTCGGAAGAACGCAAACAATATTTAAAACAAAAACTTACTGGCTTAAAACATGGATTAGTTACCTGCCCAAATTGCAGTAAAACTGGCGGTCAAACAAGTATGAAACGATGGCATTTTGATAATTGCACAGGTAAAAAAGGTACATTTAAGGCTAGAGTATCTTATAATAATGAAAGGCTGTCTTTAGGCAAGTTTGCAACGCAACAAGAAGCAGACCAAAAATGTATTGATTTTTATGCTTCAGTAAAAAAACCTTTGCCAAAAGAATTTATTAGACATAAAGGGTTAAGTATATGAGCATCGTACTTCAAGGAAGCACATCGGGTAGCGTTACATTACAAGAACCAGCCGTTGCTGGTACTACTGTATTGACCTTACCAGCCACAAGCGGAACTGTTTTAACTTCAGCAAGCACAGGAATTAGTGCTTCAAACATTACAACAGGAACTTTACCAAAAGCACAGTTACCTACTGGTTCTGTGTTGCAAGTGGTTCAAACAGTTAAAACAGATAAATTTACGACAACTTCATCGTCAGCAGTTGATATTACAGATTTATCTGTAGCAATTACACCGACAAGTGCATCTAGCAAAATTTTGATTTTGACAAATATTAATTATGGCGGTGATGATAATTTATACGGGGCTTTGTATGTGCTGAGAAACTCAACAAATGTGATTGTTAGTACATATCCAACAGGTAATCGAATTGCCGCCACCTTTGGTGTAGGAGCACCTAGGGATTCTTTTAAACTAGCGTCTGCATCTCACATATATTTAGATAGTCCAAACACAACTAGTGCAATCACATATAAAGTGCAAGCTGCATCAACATACAATTCTGTACAATTAACAATTAATGCACCTTTCCAAACGACTGATGCTTCATACATTATTGGCGGTACATCAACAATTACAGTTATGGAGATAGCGGCATGAACCATAAAGCTATATATAAACTATATCCACAAGTCGTTACTATCGATGATACGGCTGGTGCATTTGATAAAGACGGCAACAAGGTTGAGATTGACCTTGACACAGTAAACGCTTGGGTTGACCCTGAAGCATACATTGCTAAACGAGCATCAGAATACCCACCCATCACCGATTACATTGATGGTGTAGTAAAGGGCGACCAAGCACAGATTGATAAATACATTGCTGACTGCTTGGCGGTCAAGCAACGCTTTCCTAAAGGGGTAGCATAATGGCATCAATTATTACAGCCACAACTACAAGTGGATTAACCCAATCTGCTGACAATAGCGGTGTATTACAGTTAGCATCGGGTACTGGTAATTTGGTTACTGTGCCATCGGTAACAGGCACAGCAATGGTTAGCGGTAATATGCCAGCGTTTAGTGCTTATCAAAGCTCTAATCAAACACTATCAAGCACAACATTTACTAAACTTCAATTTCAAACTGAAGAATTTGATACTGCCAATGCTTTTGATTCAACAACAAATTATCGTTTTACGCCTTTAGTTGCTGGTTATTATCAAATAAGTGGCGGTCTTTTAGTTAATTCTTCGGCAACATCTATAAGATTGGCTATTTATAAAAATGGTACTTCATTTAAAAACCTTGCATTAACAAATAGTGCATTAGTAAGCGCAATGTATTCAAGCGCACTTGTTTTTTTAAATGGTTCTACAGATTATGTTGAACTTTATGGGTATTTAACTACTGGTCAAGCATTAGATGCAAGTAGTGCATCAAATGTTTATTTTCAAGCCGCAATGATTCGGAGTTCATAATGGAATTAGTAGAAAAAATAAAACAAATTTATCCTGAATTAGCGGATTTTGACTTTGGAATCGGTGTAATCACACTACAAAACGATTCAGACGGCAAAGGCGATTACATAAAAAACTGGTCGCATCCGACTTTAAAACAACCTACACAGGAAGAATTAGATGCAGTCTAATATGACCCAAGAATACGCACATTCTTTGTTTGAATACAAAGATGGTAACTTGTATTGGAAAGTCCGCAAAGCACCTCATGTAAAAATTGGTGCTAAAGTCGGCTCACCTGAGGTTAATGGTTATGAAACTGTGTATGTGGATGGTCGTAACTGGCGTATTCATCGTTTGGTATTTTTGATGCAACATGGATATTTGCCAAAAGTTCTTGACCATATTAATGGTGACCGCAAAGATAATCGTATTGAAAACTTGCGTGAAGCTAGTCACCAAACAAACGCTTATAACCAAAATATGAAGCGTAATAATGTATCAGGCATCAAAGGTGTATCTTGGAACAATGACAGACAAAAATGGGCGGTCAGAGTGAACCACAATAAAAAAACTTATCAAAGGTATGTGCAAGACCTAGAACTTGCTGAATTAGTAGCCATCGAAATGCGTAACAAACTGCATGGCAATTATGCTAATCATGGGTATAAGGAACAAGTATGACCACAATCATTAACGGCAGTTCGCCATCTATAACTTTCTCCGATGGCTCGGCACAAACAAGTGCTACAAGACCATTCCTCAACCGCATCATCAATGGTGCGATGGTGATTGACCAGCGTAATGCTGGTGCTAGTGCAAGCACTTACAATGTGTATTCACTTGACCGCTGGTGGATAAATAACAATACTGGTGCAAGCCGATTTTCTTGGCAACAAAACGCTGGCTCTGTAACTCCACCAGTAGGGTTTACCAATTACTTGGGTGTTACATCAAGTAGTGCTTATTCAGTTACTGCAACTAATGTTATTGGTGTTCGCCAACCAATTGAAGGCTTTAATACTGCCGATTTAGCATGGGGAACTGCTAACGCTAAAACTGTCACATTATCATTTCAAGTATATTCTTCATTGACAGGCACATTCGGTGGTTCTGTATTAAATTCGGCAAACAATCGTTCTTATCCATTTACTTATACAGTTTCTAGTGCAAATACTTGGACAGCAATTAGCATAACTATTGCTGGTGATACGACTGGTACTTGGCTTACAAACAATGGTATTGGCTTAGATATTTATTGGAATCTTGGCACAGGCTCTACATATAGTGGAACAGCGGGTTCATGGTCAGGTTCTACATTTTACTCAGCCACAGGAGCAACATCAGTAGTCGGTACAAACGGAGCAACTTTCTACATCACAGGAGTTCAGCTAGAGGTAGGCTCTACAGCTACTAGCTTTGATTACAGACCTTATGGAACTGAGTTAAATCTTTGCCAACGGTATTGCTACAAACTTATGCCAGGAATTATTCTTGGGAAAATGCGTGAATCAGATAGGTCAAGAAACGGCTTTTTTAGTATGCCTGTACAAATGAGAACAACCGTAACAGTTGGTGCAATGTCATCTACGGACTCAATTTCTATATCTATTGGGGAACAATCTGATAGAGGTTTTACTATGTATATGCTTGCTACTGCTGACGGTATGGGCGCACAGATTAACACACAAGCACTTGTGACTGCGGAGTTATAAAATGTACAAACAATATAAAGACTACAACGGACAAACTATAACTAATGCAATCATTCGCACAGAAGATGGTGCAACTGTTCCATTCGACCCAGCCAACACCGACTACGCAAACTTCAAAAAAGAAGTCTTAGCTGGTGCAGAACTGCAAGATGCCGATGGGAATGTGATGACACAGGCTGAAGCGGATGCCTTTATAGCGACTTTGCCATAAGGTATGAGCATGGCGTTTGATATTGATCCCGTCAAATATGGCGTTCTTTGGCAGAAGGTAGAGAACTACGAGGCCAAGTTCGATGAAATGTCAAAAAAGATCGACAAGATGGAAGCCAGTATTGATGAACTTGTTGCAATGGCTAATCGCTCTAGGGGCGGTCTTTGGGTCGGCTTGGGGGTTGTATCTGTTATTAGTTCACTCGTAGGGTTTATTGCACATTGGTTCAGTAAGAGTTAATCAATGTGTCATCC